AAAAAAATCTTGCTGATGAAATGGCAGAACAAAAAAAGGCCGGGGAAAGAGCGCGAGAAGGGCAGAACATGGGCGGCATGGTCGATGAGCTAGGCTACATGCACGGTGGAATGGCCCACGGGAAACGGGATCCAATCAAGTATGCTTCAGGCGGTGCGGTTCGAGGGAAACGCTTCGTGGGTACGTTTTAATTGGCCGACCAGACTACTTTCGCATATGCAGTCTTGAAAGCTGTCCAGGATCGTATCAAGTTAACGGAAGAAGCTATCCTGCAAGGAAGTCCCAAGAACATGGAATCTTATAAACAATTGGTTGGTGAGCTCAGTGGTCTTGCCTTTGCCGAGCAGGAAGTAAAAGATGCCTTGCAATCATGGGAGGAAGAATGACCAAAACTCTATTTGTACCTGACCACGTCACTAAAAGTATGGATGAGAGATTAAAGAACGAAAGTGACGCAGTATCTGCTGCATATATAAAGGAAGCGGACAGGGTTCTGGACCCTGGACGTTTGGAAGTAACATTAAATGAGCGCCTCCCACAGCCTACGGGATGGCGCCTTCTTGTTATGCCGTACATGGGAAAAGCCACCACGGATGGTGGTATTCATATCCCTGATGCTACGAGAGATCGTGAAGCGTTAGCGACAGTGGTTGCTTACGTTCTGAAGATCGGACCATTGGCTTATAAGGATCCCGATAAGTTTGGATCTAGTAAGCCTTGGTGCGAAGAGGGCCAGTGGGTTTGCATTGGCCGTTACGCCGGCGCTCGATTCAAAATTGACGGCGGTGAAGTCCGTATCATCAATGACGACGAGGTCATTGCGACGATTCTTGAGCCTGATGATATTAAACATGTCTAGAAAGGAGAAAGATACCATGGGAACCATGACATGCCAGAGGAAACAAAAATTGAGGTAGGAGACTCTGACGAGTCTGCTGTTGATGTTAATGTTGGAGAAGAAACGGAAGAGAAAAAGGTTTCTTCTGAAGAAGTAGAAGTAGAAGCGGATTCTCCTAAACAGGAGGAAGAGCTCGAGGAATACAGTGCGGGGGTTAAAACCCGTATTGATCAGCTAACCAAGCGGTTCCGTGAGGAAGAGCGCCAGAAACAAACGGCGGTCCAGTTTGCGGAGAATGTTCGCAAAGAAAACGATTCCCTTAAACAACGCCTGGATTCCCTGGACAAAGGGTATCAGGAAGAATTTGGAAGTCGAGTTACTTCACAACTCGATTCTGCTAAACGTCTTTTAAAAGAAGCCCATGAAAGTGGGGATGTTGACAAGATTGTAGAGGCGCAGGAAGCTTTATCCAATTTAGCATTGGAGAAGGGCAAGTTAGCAAAAGCCCAACGTGAAGCTCCAGAAACTCCGGCGCCAGAAGCTGCCCCAGTAGCGCAACAACCAGCGCAAGCGCAACCAGCCGTTCCTGCGGATCCAAAAGCAGAATCTTGGGCTAAGAAAAACGATTGGTTTGGGCAAGACGAAGTTATGACATACGCCGCATTTGGTGTTCATCGTCGCTTAATTGAGGATGAAGGGTTTGATCCGACATCAGATGACTACTATGCTGAACTTGACAAGAGAATGGTGTCAGAGTTTCCACACAAACTCGGACAGAAAACTCAGTCAAACGGGGGAAGCCGCAAGGTTGCGTCAGCCGAGGCTTCCGCATCCCGCAACAGAAGTGGACGAAAGACTGTGCGATTAACGCCCTCTCAAGTTGCGATTGCAAAGAGGCTCAATGTGCCACTTGAAGAATACGCAAAATATGTGAGGGATTGATCATGAATAATACTGAGAACACATCTCGCCAGAAGTCTACACGGACGCCTCGAACCAAAGAAACTCGTGCCGAACAGACACGCAGGGAACCTTGGAAGCCACCATCCATACTGGATGCTCCACCCCCACCTGAAGGGTACACCCACAGGTGGATACGATCCGAAGTTGCAGGGTTTGATGACCGTAAAAACGTATCAGCCCGAACCCGCGAGGGTTGGGAACTGGTACGAGGTGATGAACACCCGGACTTCGATATTCCTACCATCCAGGATGGACAACATGCTGGTGTCATAGGAGTTGGTGGACTGTTGTTAGCAAGGATCCCATTGGAGATCGTCGAGGAACGCAAGGATTATTTCCGGGGAATGACCCGCCAGCAAATGACGGCTGTTGATAACGACTTAGCTCGTGAACAACATCCGGCAATGTCGATTAGTAAACCTGATCGGCAATCCCGTGTAACTTTTGGAGGTCCCAAAGAAGGGGACCAGGAGTAAAATAATATGGCCAACAGTCAAGGAGCATTTGGCCTTCGTCCCTTACAAGTGTTGGGACAGGCCGCTAACTCCACTGGTAACGCCAATTACACAATGTATGAAATTGCCAATGGCAATACTAACGCCATCTACCATGGCAGCCCCGTTATCCCGCTTACCACGGGATATATCGACATAGTTGGGGCCGCTGCGGGTGGAACCGTTAGTTTGCTTGGTGCTTTCATGGGTTGTGAATATGTGGCGAGTACCACGTTAAAACCTACGTTTAGCAACCTTTGGCCCGGTTCAGGAGCCGACAGCAACCATCCCATTAAGGCGTATGTTGCTGACGACCCAATGCAGTTGTTCGTTATAACTTCTGATGCCACGTGGACCAGTAAAGCAACTGCTATCGCTGATAGATTCAAGAACGCACAGTTTGCGACAGCGACAAGCGGAACAACCGCTACTGGTGTCTCTAGTTGTCAGGTAGATATAAGCACTGCAGCGACCACAGGGCCTGATTTCCATCTCAGAATAATGGGATGGGAAGACAATCCAGAAAATCTGGATTTCACGGCGGCTGGTGTTGGTGTAATTGTTCGTTTGAACAATCACTTTAACGCGCCGAATGGTTCCGCTAACGCGGGTACAACCATTTCCGTTACTGGCGTATAGAGGAGTTGAGAGATGGCTATTTCAAGAGCTCAACTAGCGAAAGAGCTAGAGCCTGGCCTCAACGCCCTTTTTGGACTTGAGTACGCCAGGTACGATAACGAAGCATCAGAGATTTATGACACGGAATCCTCAGAACGTGCATTTGAGGAGGAGGTCATGCTTTCCGGTTTTGGGTCAGCCCCAGTAAAAACGGAAGGAACTGCTGTTTCATTTGATGATGCACAGGAAGCGTATACCGCCAGGTATACCATGGAGACTATCGCACTTGCCTTTTCCATCACGGAAGAAGCAATTGAGGATAACCTCTATGATCGTCTAGCTTCCCGCTATACGAAAGCTTTGGCACGTAGCATGGCCAACACCAAACAGGTGAAGGGTGCTGCTACCTTGAACAATGCTTTTGATAGCAACTTTGTAGGCGGTGATGGGCTGGAGCTTTGCTCCACGGCTCACGTCTTGGTGAACGGCAACACATGGGCCAATGAGCCAAGTACCGCTGCTGACCTGAACGAGACAAGTCTTGAGAATGGGCTTATCGACGTTGCGGGTTACGTGGACGAACGGGGACTTAGAGTTTCGGTTCGTGGACAAAAATTGATTATTCCGCCAGCACTTCAGTTTGTTGCGGATCGTCTTTTGGAATCCACTCTTCGTCCAGGGACTGCCGATAACGATATAAACGCTACGCGGAACATGGGAATGCTCCCGCAGGGTTATACCGTTAACCATTATTTGACGGATTCAGATGCATGGTTCATGCGGACTGATGCCCCTCGAGGCTTCATCCACTTTGAACGTATGCCGATGTCCACAAAGATGGAAGGTGACTTCGATACAGGTAATGTAAGGTTTAAGGCCCGTGAGCGTTATAGCTTTGGGTACTCAGACCCACGTTGCGTGTACGGTTCACCCGGCGCATAAGACCACGGGAGGGGGGCAACCCCCTCCTTTCTTTCTGGGGAAACCAGCCCTAGCGACTGACCCAGCAGACGCTCACAAAGACTCTAGGGCGAAACCTTTTGTGAGAAGGTACTATTATGGCGAATACACATTTTTCAGGGCCGGTAACATTTTCAGCGGCACGGCCTACCC